TCCTACAATTATGAATTGGTTTATAGAGTATATATGTTGCGTGAAACAAAAACGGGTGGCTTCAAACACCTTAGTATTAATATACTCTATTAAGTCAATTGCAAAGGATTCAATCATGGCTATAAAAAAGCTAACCAAAAAAGATAAGAAATATCAATCAGGCAAAAACTATTCTTTTGTAGAACTAGAGCTTGCATTTTCTCACGCTGTTAAGCTTATAAAAGCTAAAGACAAAGAGATAGAACAGCTACAAAGTGAAATTGCACGATATGAGAAGATATTTAACCAAGAAAAAGAGGAGTGTGAATAATGCCGTTTATGGAATGTATAGAAGTATGGAAAGCAGATTGTGAAGTATGTGGTGTAGATGTTGTGTTCCCTGTAGAGAAACGAAGAGAAGGTGATTATTATACTTGTAGATGCAAGACTAAATATATCATTGATAGATCATCTGGTCATTTCCATAAAGTAGATAACGAAGTACAGCAAATAGAAGCAAAGGAAGAATCATGAAAAACTTAATCATCCTAATCGTGGTTGCATCATTGGCATTTTCTGATTCAAAGCTTATAGATACTGCTAACGTGATGGGCACCAAGATAGACACTGTGTGTATTGATGGGTATAAGTTTATTATAACAACAGGCTCAACAGGCGTTGCAATAGTACAAGTATACGAAGCAAGAGGCGGAACTAAACCTGCAAGGCCAATAGAGTGTAATTGATGTTAAAATTATATGTAGGATGCAAAACAGAAGTCCCAGGAGTTTATGACGATATGTATTTTAACATAGAGATGGAATCTGAGAACTACCCTACAAAAGAGAGGAGAAGCGAGCTAAAAGCTTTTCTTAATGAGAATTCATGTGAAATAGTTGATGAAGTTACCCATGTAATAGATAAGACTACCGGCGAACTGATATGGAGTGTATGAAATGGATACAATGAGCGGAATAGAAGCTAAAGTCCATCACAAAGAAGACAATAAGATATTCTTTAGCTATGACTATAAAGGCGAAATGTATATGATAGAAGCCCCCGTAACCAGGAATAACTCTTTTTTAGATACGGGAGATCAGATAACCATATATCTAGGTATGAATAAGGATTAGCAATGGCGTACACTAAAGAACAATGGGAGAGAGCTAAAGGGTATTATGAAGGAGGACTGTCCCTTAGTAAAATTACAGATAAGGTAGGTATAGCAAGAAATACTATCTCGCAAAGGGCAAAAAGGGAACAATGGGAACACGGCAAGAATACCGAGTATATCGAAGCTAGAGAGATTGTAGCTGAAAAAAAGGGAACAATTTTGGAACAGTCGGGGCAAAGTGTTCTAAATATAGCCGATGAGATAGCTGATGACAACATAAGAAGAAAGAACCTAATCTATGGCAACGCTGAGAAGTTAGCAGGTAAGCTATCAACAATGGCAGACCAGATAGACACACCTAACGACCTCAAGACACTATCAGAAGCGAATGATAAACTAGCAGTAACTCTAAAAGTAGCAGACAGACACGCAAACTCAAGCGTAAATATCCAAAACAACAACAGCCAGCAAACAAACGTATTAACAATAGATGAGTTATATGACTAATGCCGTTAATGAATCCTGCTCTAAGATCATTCTGGGAAACAAAGAGCCGTAACAAAGTATTATATGGCGGTCGCTCCTCTTCAAAGTCACATGATGCTTGTGGCAGGCTAGTTTATATAACTAATAAACACAAGCTAAAGATACTCTGCGTTAGGCAATTCCAAAATAAAATTACGGATAGTGTCTATACTCTCATAAAAGACAAAATAGAAGCCTTTGGGGTAAATGACAACTTCAACATAATAAACAACTCCATAAAGTGCAATATTACAGGAAGTGAGTTTTTATTCTACGGTATCAACAGAAATATTGATGAAATAAAATCAACAGAGAATGTGGATATACTTTACATAGAAGAGGCGCACAACCTTACCAAAGAACAATGGGACATACTAGAGCCTACAATTAGGAAAGAGAATAGCGAAGTTTGGGTAGTGTTTAATCCTAATTTGGCAACGGATTTTGTTTATGATCGCTTTGTCGTAAATACACCACCAAACACAATAGTTAGACATATTAACTATAATGAAAACCCTTTTTTATCAAAGACTATGAGTGATATTATAGAGAATGCAAAAAAAGAGGATTACGAAGAGTATAAGCATATCTATCTTGGGAATCCTAGAACAGATGATGATGACTCTATTATTAAACGCACCTGGATAATGGCTGCAATCGACTCACACAAGAAGATGAACATTGAGCCAAGCGGGATAAAGATAATAGGCTTTGATGTTGCAGATAGCGGAGATGATAAGAACGCATCTGTTGTTAGATACGGCCCGTTAGCAACTACAATTAAAGAGTGGCAAGGTAAAGAGCATGAAATAGGAAAGTCCGCTATAAAGGTATATAATGAGGCTAATGATATAGGGGCAGAAGTAATCTATGATTCAATAGGTGTTGGCGCTGCAATAGGTAGCAAGTTTAAAGAGATCAACGACAACAGCCAGACTAATGTATTGTTTCATAAGTTCAATGCAGGTGAGAAAGTACGACATCCGGATAGACTATATATGCCCAAAGTCAAAAATAAAGACTTTTTTGCAAACCTAAAAGCTCAGACATGGTGGAACATTGCCGACAGATTCAAGGCAACTTATAATGCAGTAGTTAATGGAGAGCCTATTGAAGAGGATGAATTAATATCCATAGATAGCGGTATTGAGTCAATAGAGAAATTAATTCAGGAGCTTACTATACCTAGAAAAGATTATGACAACTTTGGAAGGGTAAAAGTAGAAAGTAAAAAAGACTTGGCAAAGCGTGGTATTAAATCACCTAATATTGCGGATGCTTTTATAATGGCTTATGCGGACGTTAGAAGAGTGCAGAAACCTAAAATTGAAATAAGACCTGTTGGAATACGTATGCCAATGGCTAGATGATTTGACACTTTTAAAAAGTTTAGATAAAATAAATTAATGAAAACTTAAGGGGCATATCTTGGCAAAATCCAAAGAACAGATATTATCTGAAGTTCACGAGAATGCTCTAATAGAGTTTGATTCAATTCAATCAAGTATAAGAGACGAAAGACAGCAATGCCTTAATGATAGACGCTTCTATAGTATAAGCGGTGCGCAGTGGGAAGGCGGTCTTGAAGAGCAGTTTGCAAATAAGCCACGTTTAGAAGTAAATAAAATCCACCTTTCAGTTATGCGAATAATCAGTGAGTATAGAAATAACCGTATTACAGTTGATTTTGTATCAAAAGAGGGCAAGGAGTACGACAAGTTAGCTGATACTTGTGATGGTCTTTATCGTTCTGATGAGATAGACAGTGTTGCCGATGAGGCATATGACAATGCTTTTGAAGAAGCAGTTGGCGGTGGATACGGTGCATGGAGATTAAGAGCCGAGTATGAGGATGAGTACGAAGATGATGATGATAGACAACGCATAAGAATAGAACCTATTTTTGATGCTGACAGTTCAGTGTATTTTGATTCAAATTCAAAGAGACAAGACAAGAGTGATGCTAAGACTTGTTATGTTTTAACCGCAATGACAGTAGATGCATACAAAGATGAATACAATGATGATCCTGCAAGTTGGCCAAAGGAAGTAACAAACACAGAGTTTGATTGGTCTACTGGTGATGTTGTATATGTTGCAGAAGTATACAAGGTAGAGACTAAAAAAGAAACAGTTCATATCTATAAAACATTAGATGGGGAAGAAGAGAGATACACAGATACCGAACTAAAAGAAGACGAAGAACTTGAGTATACACTGGATGCAATCGGCACTAAAAAAATAGGCGAAAAGAAAGTCAAGCGCAAAAAGATACATAAGTATATTATGTCCGGGTCTAAGGTATTAGAAGACTGTGGTTATATCGCAGGAACTGAAATACCTATTGTACCTACATACGGCAAGAGATGGTTTGTAGATAACATTGAAAGATACATGGGTCATGTAAGACTTGCAACTGATGCTCAACGCCTTAAGAATATGCAACTAAGCAAGTTGGCAGAGATAAGCGCGTTGTCATCAGTTGAAAAACCTATCCTAAACCCTGAACAAGTAGCAGGGCTAGAAAGATTCTGGGAAGAGGACAATATAGAGAATTACCCTTATGCTCTATTAAACCCTATAACTAACGCAGAAGGCGACTCTATGCCATCAGGCCCGTTATCATATACAAAGCCACCACAGATACCACCAGCTCTTGCCGCACTACTGCAACTTACAGAGCAAGACATGCAGGACATTCTAGGCAACCAGCAAGCAGGCGAAGAGATTATGTCTAATGTTAGTGGCAAAGCTATTGAATTGGTACATAATAGACTTGATATGCAAACTCACATCTATATGTCAAATATGGCTAAAGCTATGAGAAGATCAGGGCAAATTTGGTTAAGCATGGCAAAAGACATCTATGTGGAAGATGATAGAGAGATGAAAACAGTAAACAGACAAGGTGATGTGTCATCTGTTACTATTGGTCAGACTACAATGAGAGAAGGAAAGATTGAAAGAGACAACGACCTAAGTGAAGCTAAGTTTGATATAGCAGTGGATGTTGGTCCATCATCAAGCACAAAACGGCAGGCAGTAGTAAAAGCATTGACTGGGATGATGCAAGTTACTACCAATCCAGACGATATTCAAGTATTAAGCTCTATGGCTATGATGAACATGGAAGGCGAAGGGCTTGAAGATACAAGAGACTATTACCGTAAAAAACTTCTAAGAATGGGAGTTGTCAAACCTACAGAAGAAGAAGCGCAGGAACTTATGGCAGAGGCTCAAGGGAAAGGTCCAGACGCTCAATCAATCTACTTGTTGGCAGAAGCAGAGAAATCACAAGCAGCAGCTGCAAAAGCAAAAGCAGACACAATCCTTGCAGCAGCAAAAACAGAAGAGACGCAAGCTAAAACAGTTGAAACACTTGCCGGAGTTGAAAGAGACGATAGAGAGCAATTAATAGATACAGTCAAGGCACTTAGTGAATCTTTAGAATAGATCAACAGCGGTATCCGTAGCCACCGCTTAAAGAAACGGGCGAGAAAATTTAAGGGTTCAATAATGCCAGCAGAAGAAGTGGTAGAAAGCACAGAGTTAGAAGAAGAAGTTGAGTCTGAAGAAGAACTAGAACTTGAGGAATCAGAAAGTGAATCTGAAAGCGAAGATTCGCAAGAAGAAACACCAGAAGAAAATCAAGATAATAGTGAGACTGAAGGCGAAGAAGAAGTCTATATAACTCTTGGCGATGAGGAAGCACCAGCCTCAGAAGATAACAGTGCGCCCGAATGGGTCAAGGAATTAAGGAAAACGAATCGTGAGATTCAGAGAGAAAACAGAGAACTAAAGCAGAAGCTTGAACAAACAGTTGCAACAGAGAATAAGCCTGTTGAACTTGGCAAAAAGCCTACTTTGGATGACTTTGATTATGACTCTGATAAATATGAAGAATCTCTAGCTAATTGGTTCGAGAGAAAGCGTGAACACGATGAGTTGCAAGCAAAAGCAGAGCAAGAGCAGAAAGCCCAAGCGGAAGCATGGAATAAAACTCTTGAGACGTATGCGGAGAAGAAAAACTCTTTAAATGTATCTGATTATGATGAGGCTGAATACACAGTCTTGGAAACATTGTCAGAATCACAACAAGGGATGATACTTCAAGGCGCAGATGATCCTGCATTGTTGGTTTATGCACTTGGCAAAAACCCAAAGCGCGCAAAAGAGCTGGCATCTATTAAAGATCCCGTTAAATTCGCTTTTGCGGTAGCTAAATTGGAGACTACAGTGAAAAAGAATAGTAGAAGAAAAGCTCCACCAGCTGAAAAGACGGTCAGCGGAAATGCAACAAGTTCTGCAAATGACTCAACATTAGACAAACTTAGAGCAGAAGCCGAAAGAACAGGTAACTACTCAAAAGTTGTGGCTTACAAAAGAAATAAAAGGAAATAGAAATGGCTAATAATTTCTCTAATGAAGAGAGAGTTGCGTTTGAAGATATTCTCGGAGGGTTCGAGGATGCGTTAACAATCTCAAGAAATGTATCTATGTATGGTACTGATGGGCAACTTATGGAAAGAGCTGCAGACACAATCTGGCGACCTTCTCCGTATATTATGACTTCAGAAGACCGTACTATTGGATCGGCTGTAACAGGTCAAGACGCAAACCAGTTAAGTGTTCCTGCTACACTAGGATTTAAGAAATCTGTTGTATGGAAAATGGACTCACTAGAGTTGCGTGATGCACTTCAGGAAGGTCGCTTAGGGCAATCAGCATATCAACGTCTTGCAAGTGATATTAATACAGCTATCCGTGATGTTGTTTCTCTTCAAGGATCACTTGTTGTAACTGGTACAGCTAATACTTACACTTATAGCAATATCTCTGACTGTACTTCTGTTATGGATGAGCAAGGTATTATGCAAGAAGATCGTAACATTGCATTGACTTCTCGTGACTATAACGGAATGGCTGGTGTACTTGCAGGTAAAGAGATTATCAACGGTAAAACACTTACTGCTTATGAACGTGCATTTATCGGCCAGAATGCTGGGTTTGATACATTCAAAATTGATTCTGGTAAGCGTATTGCTGCTGAACTTGGTGCAACTGTAACCGTTGATACAACTGGTACAACTGCCGGTGATACTGTTAAATATGTTCCAAAAGCTCTTGAAGATACTACTGTTGGTGTTGTTAACCATGACAACCGCTACCAGACTATCGCAATCGACACAGGTGTAGCAAACATTGAAGCAGCTGTGCAACCAGGTGATGCATTTACTATTGCAGGTGTTTATTCTGTTCACCACATCACAAAAGAGTCTACAGGGCAACTTAAAACATTCCGTGTGATCTCTATTGAAAGCGGTACTGGTTCACCTGATGGTACTATTAAAATTTCACCTGCTATCGTTGGTGCAGTTGGTACAGCCACAGATGTTGAAAACCAATACCAAAATGTTTCTGTTGAATCTACTTCTGCAACAGCAGCGGTTACTTTCCTAAACAGCGCTGCAGCTAATGCTAACCCATTCTGGCACAAAGACTCGATTGAGATTCTTCCAGGTCGCTATGCAGTTCCTGAAGATCAAGGTGCGGCTGTTATGCGTGGTACTACTGAAAACGGGCTAGAGGTCGTTATGACTAAACAGTTTGATAATACAACATTCCAAAGCACATACACACTTGATGTATTGTTCGGTGTTGTAAATACTAATCCTGAGATGAACGGAATTCTTCTTTGGGTATAATTTAGGAGGGGGAAACCTCTCTTATATTATTGTAAAGTGCTTTAGTAGCATTTTATAGTTATATAAGTAGTTGTCGCTTTATTTAAAGCTAACTAGAATTAAAAAGAAATAAGGTACAATGATGAAAGCTAAGAAAAACTGCAAAGGCAAAAGAAAAGGAAAAGGTAAAAAATGAATTTTCCAACTATGGTATATAAATCACCTGGACCACATAACGCAGGACATGGAAAGACATTTGGGTTTAAAAGTGTTAAAAACCAAAGCGAATTAGACAAATCATTATCTACTGGGTGGAGCCTTACAAGACAAGATGCAGTTTATGGAAAAAAGACTGAAGATGTGAAAAAGGCTCAAGCAAAAGAAGAAGAAAAAGAGTTAAAAAAAGAACTTGAAGCTGAAGCAATCAGAAGAGGTCTTGAGAAAGGTGTTCATTTTGATGGCCGTACATCAATAGAGAACATGCAAGAACTTTTAAAGCGTGAGGACCAAGAAGGATAACGCATGTCATGGACAAAAAGAGATTTAGTCAAGCAGGCTTTTGAAGAGATAGGATATAATGAGTATAACTTTGATCTATCACCAGAACAACTAGAAAGCGGTTTAAAAAAGCTTGACAGTATGATGGCTACATGGAACATAAGAGGGTTAAGACTTGGGTATCCTCTTGCAAGTTCACCATCTTTAAGCAACCTTGATACAGATTCTGAATTACTGGACTTTGCAATAGAGGCTGTATATAAAAATCTGGCCTTAAGTATTGCACCTTCAATAGGTAAAGTCGTATCTAAAGAGACTAAAAAAGATGCTAAGAACACACGTGATACACTGCTAATGCTAAACTCAAAACCAAAGCCAATGCAAATAACAGGACTTCCAAGAGGTGCTGGAAATAAATCATGGAGATATTCAGACTCTCCATTCTTGGATAATCCTTCTGAGCCTCTATTAGGTGGCGACGATGGAGAAATAGACTTATACTAAAGGAAAGAAATGCCTACGATTAACCAGTACCCAACAGCAAATCCACTACAGTTAGGAGATCAGATTGTAGTCTGGTCCACAGGAAATAGCGATAGCAGAAAATCATCTGTATCAGCTTTACTTACATTACTAGAAGCAAACCTAAGTTCACAAGCTGAAGGTATGCCAGAGTTCACAACACAATATGCTGTTCCAAGTGCGACAGGGTTTAATGTAAATATTGATGATACAGGCAGCAATGTTTGGTTAGTGCTTACACCAACAGCAGGTTATGCAGCCGGAACTTTAACGCTTCCACCAGTTGCAAATGTAGTTGACAAACAAGAACTATTAGTTAACTGTACTCAACAAGTAACTACACTGACAATTGATGGAAATGGGGCTGTAGCAGTAACTGGTGAGCCTGCTTCATTAGGTGCGGATGACTTCTTTAGATTAAAATTTGAAGCTGTTACTAATACGTGGTATCGAGTAGGGTAAAATGCAGATACCTATCCTTAACGGTATATACACAGATGAATCTCCTGACTTTAGGACTTCATACCCAAAAAACCTAGTTCCAGTACCAAAAGAGACAGGAATATCTAGCGGTTATCTTAGGCCTGGAGATGGTATAGTAGAGCAAGGAGAAGGACCAGGAACAGATAGAGGTGGAATAAACTGGAATGGTGTATGTTATCGTGTAATGGGTAGTAAACTTGTATCTATTAATGCAGGTGGAGTATTAACAGAAATAGGCGATGTTGGGAACAACGGAAAGCAAGTAACTTTTGATTACTCATTTGACTATCTAGCAATAGCATCCAATGAACAACTATGGCTATATGATGGCACTACTTTAGCACAAAACACTGACACCGATTTAGGTGTAGTCCTTGATGTTAAATTTATAGATGGTTATTTTATGACTACAGATGGAGAGTTCTTAGTCATAACAGATATTGATGACCCATTCTCTGTTAATCCTTTTAAATACGGTAGCTCAGAAATAAATCCAGACCCAATAAAGGGCATATTGAAATTAAGAAATGAGATATATGCACTAAATAGAAATACAATAGAAGTTTTTAACAATGTCGGTACTGCCAATTTCCCATTTGCAAGAGTAGGCGGAGCTTTTATAGACAGAGGTGTAGTCGGAACTCATTCTGCATGTATCTTTATGGAATCAATAGCTTTTATAGGCGGTGCATTGAATGAATCTCCTGCTGTATGGATTGGAGCTAACGGAGTAAGCAACAAACTGTCTACTAGAGAAATAGAGCAGATATTACAAGAATATACAGAATATGAATTATCTCTAGTAGTAATGGAAACAAAGATAGATAAGAGTCATCAACATCTATATATTCATCTACCAGATAAGACACTTGTATTTGATGGACCAGGAACCCAAAGAGCAGGTAGTCCAATATGGTTTATATTATCAAGCAGTATTGATATTGATAGCGAATACAGAGCAAAAAACTTTGTATATTGCTATGATAGATGGCTATGTGCAGACCCAACTACAACAAAATACGGATATATAACTAACACCATATCTTCTCATTGGGATCAGGAGATAAGCTGGGAGTTTGGAACAACTATTATATATAATGATTCAAACGGGGCAATATTCCATGAACTTGAATTAGTATCTCTTACAGGTCGCACAAAGTTTCTTGAAGAGTCAACAGTGTGGACCAATTACTCTTTAGATGGCGAGACCTGGAGCATGGAAAAGCCAATCATGGCAGGTGATACTGGTGATAGAGAAAAAAGACTTATCTGGCTTCAGCAAGGGAACATGAGAAACTGGAGAGTTCAGAGATTTAGAGGTACAAGTAAAGCGCATATATCTATTGCCAGACTTGAGGCAAGAATTGAGCCTTTAAATGAGTGACAGACAAATATCATTAACCAGGCAACAGCTTGCAAAATTCCTTCCAAGCCCAGAGGCGATAAGAGAGTTTGAAAAGCTTTTTGGGCAGAACACAGATTTAGTAATAACAGTTGAGAATATAATAGATGGTGCTGGACTTGCGAATGATGGCACATATAATATAAGAAGTGGAACAAACTATCTTGATGGATCAACAAGTCTATATGAAGACGGAACAGGAAGTGAAGGACAGTTTCAAGTACACCCGGGATGCCGGTCTGGAAATGATCGTGGGGGTTCCGAACTATGAACTGCTGGATATGGTGG